TGTACTCTGTTCATAGTCTTTCTTAAAAATGTTTAACGTATAATTTCTCTTGCTTTTAACAGCCTTGTAGATCTTATCCTCTATACCACCAACACTGAATATCCAATACACCTTATTGAACTTACGGTCCATTGTTGTCATTCGGTCTCTCGCTTGCCAATACGACGTCGCGCTGAAGTCAATGTTGTAGAATACCACATAGTCAGCGTTCTTGAGCGATATTCCCTCACGACCTGATACAATCTGTAATGCTATCACCTGACATTTGCCGGCGTCAAATTCTTCCAAACTCTCAGTCAATTGGTTGCCATACACTTGCTTCAATGCCTTCAGCTCAGCTTTAAACTTGTAGAAGATGCCAATTCTTGATGTCGCAAATTGCGACATTATGAACTCAACCTTAGTGGTGTCAATGACCATGCTGTTACCACTCTCAAACTTCACCGTGCCACTGCATAGCTGGTGTACCTTCTGCATCAACTTAACAGGGGTGTCAGCCAAAATAACTTCCTCCTTGCCTTCCACAACTAAGTCGCGCTCCAACTTCTTCACAATCATCTTTGTCTTATCAGACATCTCGACATAAAGAACTTCCTCCTCGATCGACGTCTCAAACCCTGACTGCTGTTGTGTAAAGCTTATCATTAAATGAGCCACATTTGACATTATCTTGAGCTCTATTCCGTTCGAGTACTCAGTCACTTTAAAGCCATTGATCACCCTATCAAACTTAGTGACGTAGTCATCGGCCCATCGGTAGAAGTTCTTGTACTCACGGAATGGCGAGTGGTCGCTTACCCAGAACTGATGGTACATCTGTGAGTATGACTCAGGGCATGGTGTACCTGACAGAAAGATCATTGGCAGGTGGCCAAACATCTTTTTAAACATCTTGGTATACAACCCTGGCTTAGGGAAGGCACCAAACCTATGGTGCTCATCATGTATCACCACGTCGTAGTCATTAGATGTTATCTTATGCATCGACTCATCGTTGATGACATCAATGTGGTATGTGTGACCAAACTCCTTGTAGTCGTCAAGTATTGATCCGATAGCCTTCTTCTTTGTAAGGAACAACACCTTCTTAGCACCAAACCTGTTAGCTATCTCCAAAGAGGTGCTGGTCTTACCAGTTCTCACCTCCATGGCTAGATATACAATGTTGTGATTAAGTAGTGTGTATGTTGCCTTCTCAGCTATATCGATTTGATAGCCTCTTAGCTGCTTCATCTTTTAGTTTTTTGATTGCCTCACTAAGTTCATTAGTGAGCTCTTCTGAATTCCTAACCGATGACAACTCACGACGTAACGCCATGATGGCATGGTATGGATCATAATACAAGTCTTTATTCTCACCGCTAATGAATTTCAATGCTGATACGTATGACACCATCATGCTAGACAGCTCAGCATCGATCTTCTTACCTCTCGGTCTCTCAGCTACCTCTACTATTGCTTCAAAGCGCTTCTTTAGGATTACTTCTGCTAGATTCATACCATATACATATCATCGCACCATATAGGTGTTTGCTCACCTACATAGCTTCCGCGAATGTTAAACTCAAAGTGCTCAAGCGCGTCCTCAAGATCCATCTCATCCTCAGTAACTAGATGCTCAATGACCTTTGATACTGAATAGATTAATCGCATAGGCTCTCCAACCTGAACGCCGATCACAGCGCTGTCTAACCCATCTGCCTTTAAGAAGGTCTCGTCTGGGTAGTACTCTAAAATTTCTTCTAACATAACTTTAACTGTTTTAATTCTTTAACAACAAAATGAATCTGCTTACCTAGTGTAGTACGATTTACTCTTGGTTTCATACCAAATGCAAACTCACCATAAGCATCTAACCAATGGTAGAACTTGGCGTTTGATATAGTATATCTACCACGAGGCCCGTAGTCAGGATACTCATCAACAAAACTATTGAGCATGTCCTTGCCTAGCGTCCTAGCGTTTGGCTTAGTGTCCATGTTATCTCTTGATGAGGCCCACTCGTAGAACTCTGATGACGTCTCAGCAATTAACTTGCGAACCTTTAAGTTCTTGAACTCACTACTCATCAACCCCTTCTGAAGGTACATCTGAAGATTTGATATCATGTAGTTGTCAAACTTGATCCACTCGTCGTCATGCCATCCGCTGTACAACATGTGACCAAACTCCTGCTCAGGTGTCTTGTTCTTGGTGTAGTACTGCTTGAACTCTAAGTCCCACTTACGTCGGTCGAATGAGTTGCCTGCTCCCCTGATCGCATAGTTGGTCGTTATGACAATCTTAGGTGAGCGTTCAAATGGAACGTGAATCTCGTCCTTGTTCTTCTTCTCCAAGCTGATGCCCTCAGTGATGACACTGAATAGGTTCTCAAACGCAAAGTTCTTAGCGACGTCATCAAACACCAACACCTGTGTGTCAACCTGAACGCGTTGGTATGGGAACGACTTCTGGAAGCTGAACCCCTTGCCATCAATCTTGACCATCTTCTTCATGTGGTTGATTGAGTTGACAAAGATACCCTTACCTGTACCACCCTCAGGGTTGTCACTGATGACCTCATCGTTTAAGATGACAGCTGGACAATAACTTGCTGGCTTGTGGCTGTGCATAAGGTATCCAAGTGTTGAGCGCATCGACTTAATCCTATCCGACTCACCGCCTGAGATGTTGCTGACAAATGTATTGAACTCGCACTCCTCAACGTTTGGTCGGTAGATAAAGTCTCTATTTATTCGCTGCATCTCCCATACATGGCCGTCCAAGTCCTTGTAGTCAATCACATCTATCTTATCCCTAGTGACGTGCACAGCGCAGTTCATGTAGTATAGATAGGCCGACTGATTGGTGTCTTCTTTGAACGTTGCCTCAATCTTTGGAACAAAGTTTAGGAACGCCTCTTGGAAGAACTTGGTGTTCATGGCGAAGTAGTTGTACACCATCAAGTCATCGTAGTCCATCAGGTAGTCAAGAACAAAGTCCTTGATGATATCCTCGTTGACATCGCTGATCAGGTTGTCCATCACCCTTACAAACACAAACGTCCTTGATCCGGGTGGGTAGTACTTAAAGAACCCGTTGTTATTTAGAAACGTTCTAAATAAGTGAGGCACTGCCTCAACCTTCCCTTTGCTCGACTTGGTCCAAAACTCTTCACAATCATCTACTGCAGATACTGCAGTACTCAGCTTCTCAATACGTTTAATTTCATCCAACTTCTCAACGTCCTCGTAGAACTTGGTGCCAAACGATGACATGTCCCGGTAGGCCGATCGACAAATCGTTGGTATCTCAGCATGCATCTCACCCGATGGGTCTTGATTCATTAACACAGACTGAGCCTCAGACTGATTGACTCCGAACTCCTTTAAGGCCACAGCAAATACATACAGGTTATTGTTGCGCTGTCCTGGAACCATGCCGTAGTTCTTACCCCACCAAATGCTTAGTCGTCTGATGATCTCATTGGTGTCGTCTACTCGAATGGTTGTTGTTTGAGCAACCCTTGGTTGTGTAACAATTGGCCTAACCATGTCAATGAACACATGGCTATCCTCGTTAACGTACATATCTGGGTCATAAGACTCATAGCATACGCGGCTGAGGTTCTTACTTGTGGTGTCAAATTCATTGCAGAAAAACAGCGAGTGAAGGCCATCAAAGTAGTACTTATGGTTCTCAATGTCGGCAGGTATCTTTACCAATACCTTCAACCCATCACCTGATGGCGACATGAAGATAGCATAGGTGTAAGGGCTGAGCTGTAGCTCAAAGCGTTTGTCCTCTAAGGCCTGTTGATTTTCAAAGGCATCGAAATCGAGGCATATAAAACCACTGTGCATGATGCAGGCAGTGTCTGCACGCTTCTCAAACTTACCGCTGAAACATATGGCAGGTAGTAGTTTCTTTCGCTCATTGCGTTCGTCCTTAGTCGAGGCAGCTCTGACCGATTCTACCAACTCCTTCGACTTCCCCTCCCTGATCCTCTTCAGAGCTTGGCTTACGTCCACGTGGAAAGGTGTGGAGGTTTGTGTAATCGATTGAAAATAAGTCACCATCTCCTAATTCTTTTTTGTATTCAATTATATTGTCCTCTATGTATGGATCGCCCTTAAGCGTCCTTGCAATATGCGTGTCAATGGCGCGCATAATTGACGTGTGCCGGCGATTGAACTCACTGCCGATGTCATTTAGACTCATGTGGTAATGATGTCTCATGACAAACGCTAGGTAGTTCCGAACGTCGGCAACAGTCTTACACTGGCTATCTCCGTCAAGATGGTCTCTCTTGATTATTCCCTTAATGATTTCTATCATAGTAATTAATTTGCTGTTCGTTTAGGCAATCGCTAAAGTCAGTTGGTATCTCAATGACAGTGTGCTCTACTTTTGGCTCCTGCGTGTAGCTACAAACGATATATCCTATCGCTATGCCAGCTAGAAAATATATTGCTTTCATAGCCCTTGTTTTAGTTGTGAAATTTTGACCTCCATGTGTTCCAAATTAACGGAACCTCTGTCTTTCATTTGTTGCATGTACCACGCGTGATATTGATCGAGCAATTGGCCCTCGGCTCTCTTTCTCACAATCATCTTCTCTAGGTACAGCGTCAAGTCTTGAGCTTCCTCCTGAGCATGCGTAAGCCAATCAACGTCCGACAAATCATTGCGGTCCATCGTGAAACCATACTTCTTGATTCCTGTTTCGGAACGCTGTCTATACTTCTTGATTACCGACTCTACAATAGAGTCTTTGATCGGCTTTTCAGCCGTTGACGTTCTAAACCACATAATTAAATTAGATTAAAAATGGGTGCCCTAGGATACACCCATTAAACCAAAACAACAAACCTGTCCTAGCAGGTGCTATGAACTAAAATGGCAAATCGTCAGTGTGCCCTGATCCTGGAGCGCTAGGCGCTACGTTAGCAGCGAATGCAGGGGTAGATGCAGTGACAGCAAATCCCTCAATAGTTGAGAAGTACTTCACCTGCCCATCCTTTGGATTGGTCCACTCACGACCCTTCAAACTGAACGACACCTCGACCTCTTGGCCTTCAGCAATGCTTTCCAATAAGTCACACTTGTCGTTAACAAATGTGAATGGAATGTACTGCGGGTACTGGTCAGCACCATCAGTTACAATGAACTCACGCTTACGAAATTTGTCGGAGATAGTCTCCACGTTGCCCACCTTGTAGGCAATCCCTTTGAATTTAAACATATAGGTATTAATTAAAAGATTACGGAAATAATTATTGTGATAGCTATTGCAGTAACAACTATCATGGTAGCTACGCTTAGTAGTTGCTTACCGACACTATCTTGGTATAACTGAACTACCTCAACCTCATCTGGATAGAACACATACTCTTTACCTTTCACTGTAATGTAGTATAGGTGTCCTCTCTTGTCTATCGGGAATAGTTCACCGACGTAGTTAAATAACGATGGGTATCCACCATCAGTAAGCAAGCGTATCATTGGTTCTTTGTTTTTAAATATTCAGTGTACCACTTGGCATAATCAATGCTGGCATCTAAGATGTCGTCCATCATTGCGATGTCATCTTCAGTCAACGTGACCTTAACAATAGTAGCGCGTAGTTGATCAGGGACATTGCCCATGTAGTGTAAGCTCGGCTCGTCCCATTCATTCAGTAAGTCCTCAGGTGTGTCGCTCAATACATACGCCACCTCACCATCTCGCCAATCAAGACCGGTCATCTTACGCAGCATCAATAAGTAACTCTTCAGCTGCCAGTCATACCCGGATGCCTTGACCTTCTTCTCAGCCTTACTCTCCAACTTAGGGAACGTCTTCTTAGACCAAGGGCTCTTGATGTCGATGACCTTCAATCGCTTTGTGTCGACAATGTCAGGGTGACCACCCAAGCACTTGTATGACAGCTCATAGAACTCATCAAATTCATTTAGCTTCTTGTAGTCAGTGAAGAAGATGCGGTTGTATGTCTCAATCGAGTCGTCCTCAACGCGCGTACCCTTGTCAGTCTCACGGCTGCCAAATGAATCTTTGTACTTATACACCGGCTCATCAACTAACTCCTCAATGATTGTCTTAGCTCCCTCACTTAAGTCAGGCTTGGCGTCACGCTTAGCAACTAGTCTATCTCTCTCCTCAGCCTGCTTGTCAGTCAACTTGACCTTGGCTAGTAGGCCATCAAGAGTAGCGGACTGAACCGGGGTTAGACCCCCGGTTGCGCCCGAAAATATTCCTGAACTATTGGATGCCCTTAATCTGATCATGTTGCGCCTGGTTTAAATTAAAATCACTAGTCAACTTCTCAACGGTTGTCTTGCCTTCCTGCAATGCCTGCAATGCTTTGGCAAAGCGAGCGTCGTCAAGGGTTGGCTTCTCCTTCTTAGGTAGCGGACGCGTGCTGAAACGCAACGCATCAACCATACCCTGAGGGCTCTTGACCTTCTCTACCGACATGACAATCTGCTTGCCGATGTAGTCATTGAAGTCAAACGAGTCGAAGAAAACTTCGAGTCTCTTAAAGTTTGATCGATTACACACCATGGACTTTTGGAATTCCTTGAACTTTACGAAGACCTTGTCTTCCTTGCCCATCTCACCAATCATGACGTCTTGAAATATTTTTTCGATTGTAACGATTCGTGGCTCGTACTTGCCATCGACTTCCAAGTCCCAACTCCCTAGGTACTTGTTGTCTTTCATTAAATTTCTCCAGTGCATTAGATTACAAATTTAGTTAAAAAATATTAAACATTCAAAATTATTTTACATATTCTAGGATAACAAACTCTTCCTCGAATTCAGTCGTCTCGTTCGGTATGAACTTGAACCATACCACGTAGTCATTTGATTTTGTTCTAGCGACATATGCCACATACACCATGTCGTCCTCGTCTGAACGAATGAAGTAGTTGAACAGCGGTGAGTTGATGTCCTTCTTGTCAACGTTCAGCGTGTGCATCTTGGCACCATTGTACTGCAATGTTGATAGAGCGGTTGACAAAGCGGTAGCCATGTCGGGCTCAGTGGTGTAGAAGTTGCCCTTTGAGACCACATTGTACTCAGGCCGGTCAGGAATCCACTGGGCTGCTATGCCTTGCGTTAAGGCCATAAGGCCACAGAAGAACATCGTAACAACCAATGGGATGCCAAGGCTCGCCCGTAGAACTGTGTTGTTTATCTTGGCGACATGCAGTAACCCTGCATATGCGCCTACTGAAATTAGTGCATACATGTTAGTTAAAATTTAGTGATTCAATTTTGATTTGTACTTTGGCTTCATCAATAGACTTGATCGGCAGGCTTGACATGATTGCACATAGCTCAAGTGCCGTCCACCTGTTAACTGCGAATAGCTTTAGAGTCCGGCCATTCTCGAACGTCACGATGTACCTCTTCAAGGTTGGCGACATAGATGATTTCATTTGCATCGATATTGGATTTAGTTATTGCCTCTTTAATACTACGCGCCTCAACCGTCACACCAGTGCACAGGATTGGGCTAACGTGGTAGCACACGTGATAATTGCTATACCTCATAAGTGATAAGACCCCATAGTAGTTTGATTGTTTTTCTTTTAGCAGGCACTCGCTTGGTAGACCTCTTTAATTTAATTTCAATCAGCTCTGTTCTTATCCTATTCATATGTCTCTTGGTTGGCGCTCCGCTATTCCATGTGTATAGCTTCTTTCCATCTACCTTCTTGACATAACCTAGCTTCTTTACTACTATTAAAAAGTATTGATTGACTCGGTGCTTTTCTCTGATTTCAGCTAAAGTGTAGCTCTCTCTTACATACATGTCCTCTAAGACCGTCATGTACTTGGTCTGCAATCTTTCGTTCATCATAACTTTATAGATATTCCGTGTAATAAAAAATGGATGAGTATCTCCCTGTCATCCAAACTCAGGGACACTGACAGGCCGATAGTCCTACCGGCTGGCCAACTTTCAGTTATTCTTATCTGCATAAAATTTAAGGGATTGTGCTAGCATCTGAGCGCTCATGAACTCCTGATCAAACATCTCGACGAGATAGTCCTGAAATTCAACTTGGCGCTCCTGCTCTAGCGATTGGTATAACTCTTTGCTTTGTTTCTTTTGGCCGTTGAGTCTGCTCTCAAAGATGTAGTCATACAACTCAGGCCATGTTGCGAAGTCTAATGTTTGTGGTGTCATCTAAAATAGTTTTAGTTGGTTAAACGTTGCCTCGCCTGACATAATGCGCTCGGTGTCCTTGTCAATTATATCAGCAAACTCAATCTCACAAAATGTACCGCAGTCTGGGACTATTGGCGGCTCATGTCTGCCCTCATTTGGGCCTAAGTCTTTTAAGAACTTACCCTTGATGCAGCTATTGCCAATCGATTGCTCCAACTCAGACATCGTTTCAAATGTATCCGGAAAGTGCTTGCGGACGTGATTCCAATAGCCCTTACCTCCCTTAACGCAGCCAATGCAATTATTATTGTGGAAACCTAAATTATACATCTCAGGTATCGCGATGCCATTGCGCATTAACAACTCAGCGCACTGCTTCTTTGTCATCTGTCGATCAATTAATGGGTACAATGGCTTGGCCTGAGGATACTGCTGAGAGAACCTAATCGCACGATTGACCTCCTTCTTTGAGAACTCAAAGCCGAATATCTGCCCGTCGTAGTCTATCTCCTTCTCAATTGAATACCTGACGTTTTTCTTTAACTCCAGTGTGCACCTTGCGCCTGACGGGCCGTTGATGTACTTGGTCTTCTTAATGACCTCAAATTGGTCCAAATATTTTGGACTGCGCCGGCGAATTATCTGCTTGCCGTACCACTTCTCACAATCATCTATGAATCTCTCGTTGTCTTTGTGAGCCGAATCAATGACCATGTAGTACAACTCAACGTTGTCTTTGCCATACTTATCTAGTGCTAGCTTGCACGCAACTGCGGACGTTACCCCGCAGCTAAACCATCCTATTTTTTTCATAAGTCATCATGGATTTCATAGTGATATGCCTCGTCTAGAAACTGCTCGAAGGCTAGCAGCTGGGAACGTGATAATTTTGATTGCATCTCCTTAGCGGTTGAGTGATTGTTTTGCTCTAGCTCTTGGCAGATGGCTTCGAAATAATCGGTTATGTCGTTGTATCCGACGTACTCAAGGTCGTGCTTACTTATCATTTGGAAAGAATTTAGGTGGTACTACAATGAAGTGATTGACGCAAAAGACATTTGATGTCTCCAGAGTTACAACTCTGGAAGGTATTTTATTGCGCTTCAGTTCAGAAATTTTTGCCTTGATGTTTTGCTCAGCATTTGGATATGGGCTGTCGTCCCATCCACCGGTGTCAGGCTCGCAATGAATTGAGTAGACCGGCTCTTGGTGGCCTCTCCATCCATCCAAGCGGACGTATCGCATCGTCATGTCGAATGCCTCACCAGCATGGTCGAGATAAGTTGGTGGTGGTTGGTTCTCGTTTACTCTCGTTAGCTCGCCGTCCCATTCAGCTCCGTTCAGGTGTGGTTTCCTGTTTTTCATGTATACCGAGGTGCTCGGTAACATGTTTAGCCACTTGTTGGTCGTCCGAGTCGGCCATCCTGCATTGCTGACATATAGGCCGTCCACTTCGTGACGTGCTATCAGGTTGCCGAATAGAAATAATGATTGGCCGTCAGTTTGGCCGTTGCCTTGCTTGCACTTCTTGCCTTCAAGGAATGATTGGATTACTTTGTTCATTTTATGTCAAGTTTAGGGGTTTAATGTCGACTCAATGTCGATTTTATGTCGATTTTTTCCTTATAGAATAAGGGAAATGTCGAAATGTTGATTTTTTTCCTATTGAAAATTAAAAGTAAAAAAAGAGAATATATATATAATATACTATAGGATTTTTTTCTGCCGTAATATTGGGGGAAAAGTTGACATTCCGACATAAAAGGGGGTTAAATGATTGTGAATCAAGTAGTTACGTCGAAAAAAGTTGACATAAAATCAACATGGCGTGACATAACTTGACATGAGGCATTGAGAATCAGTGAGTTAACCGACATAGTGCCTCATGTAGTAGCTCACTAGCTCTTTAAGGTCTAGCGAGTTTGTGTACTGGTGACATTGTGTGGCATATCGGCCGTTTGGTTTGACAATGACGTTGCCATCGGCGAGCCATTGCTTTAATCTACCGCTAAGTCCCATGGTTGTAAGTTTTTGAAATTGATCGAGTATTCTTCTTTTAAAGTGTTGACGATGAACTGAGCGAGCTTCTTGTTGCCCGTTGGTTTGTCAATCTCTCGTGTGCCAATTGCTTGGACAACGTCACGTGGTAGCATATTGAGCAAGCGGTTGCACACCTTGACGTCTTGGCCTAGGTAGTAAGACTTGTTGCGATAGACTAGCGTCCAATAGTGCGCGAATCCGTATTGGTTGGTGATTTCTACTTTCATGGCTTAATAATAAATACTTGGTTTGACATTGGGCACTGAACTGCAATTGTGGTGTCAGTTACATTGCCGATTACTTTGTACTCGCCCGTCAGGACGAACTGCCGACCGCTCACAATTAGCGTCTCGTGGTTTGTTAGCTTTATCATATGTCTTGGATGTATAATTTGATTGATTGGTCGGGTTCTTGCACGTAGAAGGATTCGAATTCGTCGGTGTAGATTTCAGTGATTGAACCCCAATCAATGATTGACTGCCTGATTTCAGCGAATTTTTTGTGTGCATCTTCGAACGTCTCGAAGTAAAAGTGCTCGTTGTAGTCCATACAATCGAACGTCTGGTGAACTGCAAATTTTATCAT